AGACCGCGCCCGCCGCGTCATCGACACCGTCCTCGCCGACATCCCCGCCACCGTCCGAGCACGGATCGCTCACCGCCTCGGACTTGTCGCATGGAGCGACTGGTTCCCCGACCACCACACCGCACGCGCAGACGCTTTCGCAGCCATGACCGTCACCACCCCGGCCGGTACCCCCGGAGCGGATCGTCGGACCTGGACTACGCGCAGCTTCCTCGACGCCAGCGACCGCCCCTTCACCCCGCACGAGCCCTACCTCGCGACCGCCGTCATCGACCACGCACTGTTCCTCGGTCAGACCCCACGCTTCCTCGAGCTCAACCGCCGCAAGGAGCTCACGAAGGCGGAGGTGACGCTCCCGCCACCTTGGTGGGCCGCCTGCGAGTGGTCACGCCTGCCCATGGCGCCCCCGGTCAAACCCGTCCGGCACTCCACCACGACCGGACACACCACACGCGCCCTCAACCCCGACGCCCGCACCGAACGACAAGTCCTGCCAGCCTCGATGAAGTTCGACCTGTGACGAGTTCCGCACGACGCACGTCCTGCGGCACGCCAGACATGACCCGGAGCCGCACATCGCCTACTTGGCGGATGATCACAAGCTCGGTCTCGACCCACGGATACTACGGCGAGCCGCACGGAACTCGGCGCACTCGGTGGTGTCACACCCGGGATCTCGCCACAGTCGATCCGGCCTTGCTTCACCCACTTCGAGAGCCTCACTGGACACGGTGCTCAGCCCGCCGGTGGGTCAGGTCACGGTGGCAGCTACTGGTGTAGCAGACGCTCCGCTTGGTTGACGCGGTGTGTCGCCCAAGTGCCCATGCTTCCTGCTCGCGACGCTATCGCAGACCACCTTTTGCAGTACATCGAGCTGCCGATCGAGGAATTGGTCGGACGTGCTCACTCGGGCGTAGCCGACCAACGGGGCTGCTTGTGCCGCCGACGTTTCGCCGGTGGGTTTCGCCGGAACCCCTGAGCCTCGGACACCTCCGTTTGCGCCGGCGCGGCGGAATCGGTCGTTAGTGCCTGATCCATGGCTCAGAACTAGCAGTAGGCACCGACATAGCGACGGGCTCGGGCGAGGAACGCATACAGCAGGAGGGCTCGCGGTCGAGTCCAGGCCGAGGCGATCGCGCTACGTTCCTCAGGTGATCTTCACCGCCCTGCACCAGAGGCTCGGTCGACAGCCCGGACCGATCGACTCCGAGATGCTCGATGAGGCAATCGCGTCCGGGATCGAGGAGAGCGAGTCGCTCGACTGGAAGCGAGACCTGCCCGACGAGAAGGTGCTTGCGCAGTCGGACCTGGTGAAAGACGTCGCCGCGTTCGCGAACTCAGGCGGCGGGATGCTCGTCTTCGGCGTCACCGAGGAGCAGCGCAGGGCGACGGGACGCGTCGATGTCGGCGAGGTAAGCGAGTCGTTCGAGCGCACGCTGCGGCGTGTGGTGGTGAGCGGTATCCACCCGCCGGTCTTCGGTCTGGATGTGATCCGCGTGGGACGGGAAGGCAGCAGAGCGCTCGTGGTCGTTGTTCCGCCGAGTGTTGAGGTTCCGCACCTCGTCTACCGCGGTGAGATGTTCGGCGCCCCGATTCGCAACCATGCCGACACCGAGTGGATGAGAGAGCGCCAGTTGGAGTCGCTCTACCGACAGCGGCTCGATACTCGGAGTCACTCAGATCAAGCGATCCAGAACCTCCACGACGAACTCATGACTGGCCGGGACACCGACAAGCGTGCCTGGATGGCCGTGGTCGCCTATCCACGGGTCCCGCTCGTTGGTCGTCAACTCGATCGAGATCAAGCGCAGGCCGTGGTCGGGGCCGCGGAGGGACTGACTCTGGCATGGGTCGACCGCGGCGTTGCTCATCCACTTGAAGCCGTCGAGAGGTCGAACCTTCGTCGGGGAATGCGTCGCTGGGTGGTGCCTCATGCGCCCTACGGGGTCGGCAGTTGGTACGAGGCGTGGTTCGGGATTCATGACAACGGCGCAGTCAGCCTCGTGTGTGGCATCGGGTCCCACAGGATCAGCGGACCTGATCAGGGGACACTGCCGGGCGAGCGGATCAGGTCCCGCCACATCGAAGCCGCCGTAGCGGACGCCATGGCTCTGCTGCGGGAGTCCGCTCAGGCGATGGGCTCCACCGGTGAGTACGACGCACTCCTCGGGGTCGAGTGGACCGGTGATGAGCGACTCGTCATAGAGACCACCGACGGGTCCGGCTCCCGCTACGACGACATGTCGATCCCACTCGGGCGATTCGCGCCGGTCCGTTCCAGCGTCCGGGTGGACCTCGACGCAGATGCGTACCTGGCTCAGGTCTCGGCAATCGCGTTGGACGCGATCAATCAGGGAGGCGTGCAGAACCTGCACTCACTTCCGATGCCATAACTGGGTGCAGTCACAGCAAGCGCTTACAGCCCTTTGGTGCCCAGTGCCGCTGGCCTCCTGAGTTGGGTCACTTGGCTCGATTTCCAGGTGCCGGATCGCGCTGACCTGCGGTGATGTGTCTGCTTAGTGCGCAGCTAAGGCACTAAGTGGTGCAGCTAGGATCGGCTGGTGGCGTGGATTCGGCGGGTTCGTACAGCCTCGGGCGCCACCGCGGTCCAGATCGCTGAGTCGGTCGATGGTCGGCGCCGGATCGTTCGTCATGTCGGTTCAGCGCGCGACGATGCTGACCTTGGCCTGCTCATGGCCGAGGCCCGGCGTCTACTCGAGGACGATCGCCAGGGGGTGCTTGATCTCGGGATCACACCGGTGGCTGCGAAGGTCTCGATGGCATCGCCGCCGCGAACCAAGGGGCTCTTCGCTGACCCGGCTGCCCACGCGCCGGCACCGGCGACGATGGTGTCGCGCTCGCAGGTCCTCAAGACGTCCTCGGGTCTGCTCTACGAGTCTCTGGCTGGGGTCTACACCAGCCTCGGGTTCGACATCGTGGGCGATGAGAGCTTCCGCGATCTCGTCATCGCCCGGGTCGTGGAGCCGACCAGCCTGCTCGACATCGACCGGGTCCTGGCCGAGCTCGGACGACGCGCGGTGAGCCTCTCGACCCGCAAACGCACGTTGCGTCGCTGTCATGAGGGCAAGTACCGCGACCAGATCGCGACCGCGTGCTTCGCTCGCGCCCTAGCCACCGGTGATGTGTCGTTGGTGCTCTACGACGTCACGACGCTCTACTTCGAGGCCGAGAAGGAAGACGACCTCCGCAAGGTCGGGTTTTCCAAAGAGCGCCGAGTCGACCCGCAGATCGTCGTCGGGTTGCTCGTCGACCGGACCGGGTTCCCCCTCGAGATCGGCTGCTATCAGGGCAACAAGGCCGAGACCCAGACGATCGTGCCGATCATCAAGCAGTTCCAGCAACGACATGGGCTCGCGGACATGGTCGTCGTGGCCGACGCCGGGATGCTCTCGGCGTCGAACCTAAAGGAGATCGACGAGGCCGGGCTGCGGTTCATCGTCGGCTCGCGCGTCACCAAGGCCCCGATCGATCTCGCCTCGCACTTCCGCTGGCACGGTGATGCGTTCACCGACGCCCAACTCATCGACACCATCACCCCGACGAACAGCCGGGTCATCGAGAACGACCCCATGCTCAAGAAGGAACCCATCTGGGACCCCAAGCAGCATCCCGCCTCGTGGCGGGCGGTGTGGGCCTACTCCACCAAACGAGCCGTACGCGACAACCGCACGTTGACGCTGCAGGAGAACCGCGCCAAAGAGGTCGTCGCCGGCGAGAAGAGCGCCCGCACGCCGCGGTTCGTGACGAGCACCAACGGCACCAAGTCCCTCGACGACGCCTCCCTAGCCAGGGCCCGCAAGTTGGTCGGGCTCAAGGGCTATGTCACCAACATCCCCGCGAATGTGATGGGGCCCAGCGAGGTCATCGGCAGCTACCACGACCTGTGGCGCGTCGAGCAGTCGTTCCGGATGTCCAAGACCGACCTCCGCGCCCGCCCCATGTTCGCCCGGACCCGCGACGCGATCGAGGCCCATCTGACCATCGTGTTCACTGCGCTCGCGCTCTCACGCGAGATCCAGGACCGCGCCGGCATGTCGATCCGCCGCGTCCTGCGGACCCTACGACCACTGCGCTCAGCGACCGTCGAGATCAACGGCGTCACCACCACCATCCCGCCCGCGCTCAGCCCCACCGAGACAGAGATCCTCAACGCCCTCCAAGAGCCACGCGCAAGGCACTAAGCCGATGACCCAACTCAGGTCTAGGTCTGCTGTTAGCCACGTCAGACCCCTGCTCTTGATGGTCGGCGCATCGTCACCGCGTACCGGCCAACGATGGGTCAACTCTGGTGCTGTTGAGATTCCCTGCTGACCCGGTGTGATGGTCACCGTGTCTCCCTCAACCGTCACCGTGTCAGGTGTTGATTCAAGGTTCTGTCCACCAGCCCATGAACCTCTCCACCATGAGTAGGACCACTCACGCGCATAATCACCCTCACGCCACTCTGGCCTAGTGATTTCCTCATTCGGAGGAATCACGTCGTACCTGCTGTAGCGCTTCTTTGTGGTGTCCTCCACCAGACCCTCAGTGAATGAGACAAAGATGCGGCCCTGCACAACCTCATTGTTGATGGTGTCGCCAGGACGAACAGCGATGGTTACCGCGTAGTCCCTATATGGGTTAGGGATGAACGTTGCGTCCTGCCAGATACCTGCTGCAAACGTAGTCACCGGCACACCAGCACTTACCGCTGATAGCGGAGTAGCCGGGTATCCCTTGGTCCTGTTGTCCAACGGTGTTACGTCGGTGCGACGGTCAGCACCGCCAACGTCACCACCGTAGGGAGTTCCCATAATCCAGAACTCGTCACCAACGTTTAGACCGTCGTTGCGCTTCTTCCACTTCTCTGCGTAGTAGAGAACTCCACGCTGATACGGGTGGTAAGACTCCATGGTCTCAACAAGAATGTCGCCCGGTAGGTCTGTCAGGCCCTCAACCGTGTTGACCACTCTCTGCAAGTAGTTGCCGTGGGTGTCGCGGTGGTAGTTGGCAACACGGTTGATTGCAGGAGTAATCTCAGTTGCAGGACCATCAGCAGAAGTGTTGGCCGTTAGTAGGTCTCCGCTGTTCTGTCCCCATGGGTTGATAAGCGCTGCGCGCAGGTCCTTTGAAGGTGTGCCATTTACGCTGAATGCATTGGCGTCAGCCGGGTCAATAATCTGTGGCACAAACTCAACGTCTGAAATGACACCAAGAGATACAGCGAATACCGGGTCACTCACCCAGACGCTACCGCCGCGAATGGCGTAATCTCTTACATCATCAACCATCTTCTCAATCTGCTGACGTGCGCTACGACCACCGTATAGAGCAGAACGCCCAAAGTTCTTCTCAAAGGCGTCATAGTCGTTTGAGTCGTCAGGCAGGTTGGAGAGCGTTACAACGTCGTAGTCGTCAAGGTTGATATCCAGTTCAAGGTCAATCAGCCTTGGCTCTCCTGTGCGCTCGTCGTAGCGGGTGCTCGTCGCGTTTGCGTAGAACATCTGGTACTGACCAGCGTTGAATGCCGTTTCAAGATTTACGTCAGTTCCCCTAGGTACAACGCTGTCTAGGTTGTTGAAGCCAAAGGTCTGACCGTCGATATCGGTCATGTATCCACGAAGCCAGTGTCCGTACCAGTTATTCCTATTCTCAGGAGAGTTAACACCGACGACAAGAACACGCTTGGTGTTGCTCTTGACTGATGCCTCAACACCGTCGGTAGTGACCTTTGCTGTCTCTGCGTAGTACGGCTGGAATCCGAAGATGTTGTCGTACTGGATGTGAATGCGGTCCTCATTGAGGGAGCGTTCGTTGTACTGCACAACCTCGGTGATGTCTCCCACGAACCACTCAGACTGAGGGAATGCAGGGTAGTAGACACCTGAGATTGGCCTACCGCCGATGTAATCAGGGAAGGAAACACCGTATCCACGACGACGCAACTCAAAGTTACCGTCAATGTAGACATTCATACGTGGTCCAGTGAACACGTCACCGTCTAGGTCTTCCTCAGACACAACGACAATGTGGTGCCACTCACCGTCAGCAATATCAGTGAAGCCTGTCCACTGAATCTCACCGACACCAGCGCCGGTACCGCCAGGACGGGTCCATACCTTGAACTGCAACTTACCGTCGCTCAGGTAGAAGTCACGAGGCGTGGCGAAACTGGAAAAATTGTCACCACCGCTAAGCCTTGTGTCGTCCATACGCATGACGAACTGGTTGTCCTTGGTGGTCCTGATAGAGAACTCCAAGGATGAGTTATAGGAGAAACGTTCGCCACTGCCGCTACCGGCAGTTTCGTACTGCTTGAACATTCCGGTACCGTCAAAGGCAACGTACTTACGTCCATTAGGCCCATCGTTCTGACCTACGACCACACCACCAGTGAAACTACCGGCGCGGTCTGGGTCATGCTGAGCAGAACCGTAAACACGTGGTACCGGTGGCGCTGTAGCGTCGTCAAAGCGGTACCAGATATCAGGATTGTTGTACATCGTTGATTCGAAGTACGGGTCCTCGTCCTCGGTCGGCACAATCGGCTGTCCGTTAACGTCGGTAAGGCCAATCTGCGTAACAAGGATGCGCGGTGTGTCTAGTTCAACATCTGCGCTTTCGGTGGTCTCAACAGTCACGTCGTAGGACTCAACAGCACCGGTAGGTGAGGATAGGTTCGTCACAACGTTCTGTACGAACTCTGCTTCGTAGGAATCAGCGGACGCCTGAGCGGTCTCTGTAGAAATGTCAGCGTCGGGTGTGATGATTGTGTCCACCGTTGCCTCAAAGGCGCTCAGAGTCGCTGTGGCGACCTCTACGGCTACCTCTGTGGTCGTCTCAACCGCTGCGTCTGCCGCGCTGGCGGTCGTAACTGCTGTGTCAGCGGAGAAGTCCACAATCTCAGGGACAATCTCGTAGTTGACCGTCAGCAACGGACGCAGGGAAGTGGTCGCGTACTCCTTTGAGTATGCGGTTTCGTTTGCTCCGCTTGGTGCGCTCGTTACCACCAAGGCCAGACCGTAGAAGTTAGGCACAGTGACCAAAGAGGAAACATCTAGAGTCTGAGCACCACCTGTATTCGCTACCGCGACAGTCGTAGCACCTAGGGTTGGTGCAACACCGGCAGTTACCGGCGCTGTGATTGCCTGTAGTCCCAAAACTGGTGCTGCGCCGCTTCGCGTCATGCCAAGCCTGAACGTCACTCCGCGTAGACCGCTGTTGGTGACCTCTCCCGGCAGGCTAAACAGGAAGTAAGCCTTGTCGCCAATAGAGTCAAAGAGCATTTCAGGAGTGTTGGACTCCGTACCGCTAGAGCGTAGGTAGTCGCTCGTCGGTGATAGCGCTGATGTGTAGACGTACTGAGCATCAACTGTTGCCTCATAAGCAGCAGAGGACGTTGCAGCCGTGTCTGCGTCAACTACAGCGTCAGTCTTTGGACCTACGTAGGCAGGCTCTACTGCTGCTGTGCTCGTGGTGACAGTCGGCGCATCAAAGGTGACAGCCACGCTATCAACAGCGTTGTAGTGCGCCAAGATGCGGGTCTCAGATAGCGCAGACGGGTATACAGCGAATTCGTCAATCTTGTGGTCGGCAATAGTGTAAGGGCCATATGCGCCGACATAGATAGAAGGGCTTGCAAAGGCAGTACTCTTGAAGGAGTGCGTGTAATCGATATCCTTCACGCCGTCCACGTAGACAACAATGCTGCTGCCAGTGAAGATTGCAGCAATGTGGTGCCAGTTGCCATCATCCATTACGGCGGTGCCCCTGCTTGTGCCTGAACTATAACTAGAACCGTCGAGAGTTGCCTCTGCCTTGATGTTGCTACCGGCTGTCTTTAGGTCAAGGTAGTTTGCGCCAGTACCCCTGAAACGCATGATTCCATAGGCGTTTAGAACAGTGGTCTTTAGCCACATTTCTACAGTTACACCGTCGTTCGATGTGCCAAAGGCATCCGTAGTTGCGCTGCTAAGGACGATTGGGGTGGTGCCAGCAAAGTTTGCTGCATTGCCGAACCTACCGGAAACGTAAGATGTCGGTGCACCGGATACGCTTGCTGATGCAGAACCCAAATTCGCTAGAGAGTCATTGAACCTGTAGTAGAGCCTTGGGCTGTCTGCTAGAACTTCTGATTGGTATGTCATATGAAAAAACCCACGGGGTCATGAGCAAATGCTCACGCTGCCGTGGGTAGTCCTCCTTCAAAGATGTAGTCAGGCGCAACCGCGCTGATGCTGTGGCTGCCCTGAGAGATGACGCGCAAAGTAGAGGTAGAGACAACCGGTGTCTGTACCTTTGCTGTGACGATAGGAAGTGCTGTTACCTCTACGTCGGTGCTTTGGACTGCTACCTGCGCAGTCTCTACCTCTACTAGTGCGTTCATAATGTTTGAATGCGGGGCGCCAGAACTATGGACCCGAGCGCCCCGCAAGCCTTTCTGTTTGCCTATCAGGCTGCTGTTGCGGAGAAGATTCCGTCAGTACCCCAGCGGACGATGAAGTCACCGTTGCTGGATGCACGGTCAGTCGTGAAGTCGAAGTAAGCAATCAAAGGCTTGGTAGCGTTTGTTGCCGGGCTGTCGTCATACACAACTGCGTAACGTGCAGTGATGCTGGATGCGGACCATGTAACGTCCGAAGCATCGAACTTAACCGTGTTCGTCGCAGCGTCATAGGTAACGGTCTTGCTAGCAAGAGCCTGACCACCAGCGGTGTAGCCGGTACCAGTCACCTCGTTTGCTACAACGTCGTCAAGGTAGTCGTGCGTATCCTGATTAGGGGAGTACGCAGACGTTAGAAGCATGACCTTGACGGTATCGCTGTCGAAGTCAATTTCCTTGTTGAACGCTGCCTTTAGTGCGTTTCCATATACCTTAGAAGCCATTTAGAATCACGCAACCTTCTCTAGAACGCGGAAAGCGTCAGCGGTTGCGGGAGCGAATGCACGACGTGCGCGCATCTTCAACTCACGCTCGTCGTACTCCCAGCGGTGGTCAGCCATTGCGGACTCAACACCGTCACGAACACCTAGGATAAGGTGGTCAGCGTTACCGACAATCAAGAGCGGGTTACCGGTCGGCTTGTCAGTAGCGGTTGCGGAGGTACGCGCACCGTTGGAGAACACTAGGTTGTATCCAAAGATGGTGGGGATGCCTGCGCCTAGTGGCTCAGAGACAACACGGTCACCGGCTGCGTCCTTTAGGTTACGTAGAACACCCTTGAAAGAGGTGTGTGCGACAACGACAAGGTTGCCGTTGTAGTCGCCTTCCTCTAGGGATGCGAACGTCTCGTTAAGGTCCTCATACGTAAGCGCACGAGGTCCAGCAGCACCGTCGTCAATCGAAGTAACACCGTCGCCGTTGGCGACTGCGTTGTAGACAGACGTGAACGGAACAGAAGTGCCCGGTCCAGTCTCATCGGCGGTTACACCGAATACGGAGTTGTCCAACTCCTTTGCAAAGGCAGATGCCCAATGCAACTTGTAAGCGTTAACTGCATCAACTACAGCGTCACGCTCGTCCTCTACTGCGATGGTGAAGCGGTTTGCCCACTTGTTTGCCTCTAGAAGAACAGAGTCCAACTCTGCCTCTGCCTGAGGGATAAGAGCACCCTTTGCTACGATGTCAACACCGTCAGCGCTGAAACGCGGTACGCGAACAGCGTTAGAGGTCATGGTTACCTTACGGGCAACCTGCTCAGCAGCGGAAGTCTCAAGAATCTTAGTAATGACGTCACTGGATGCGTCTTCACGAATCCAACCAGCAACGTCCAAATCTGTACGTGCCATTTTTATATTCCTTCTTTCTTAGTTTAGTGTGTGATTGGCTCTCCAATCTGTTGTCCAACAGGGGAGTGCGAACCACACCCTTTCGTCCGAAAGAAATGCGGTTCTGTACTCCACCTATTGTATTCGATATGTACTGTTAATGCATAATCTTGTTAATATTAACCAAACATTGCGTCTACTTGGCGGTCAGTAAGAGACTTCTGCACGTTGGCAGGCTTCTCTTCATGAATATCTACTGACTGCCTACCGGCGCGGCGCTTGGTATCAAACAACTCCGGGAAGTCTGTCTTGACCTCGCCCAACTTGTCGTCAAGACCAGTGAGAGCGTCGTCCTCACCAAAGTCGATATCGTCTAGAGACATGTACTTCAAGATGCGGTCTGCATCCTTGATGCCCTCGTTCTCCAAAGCAGACTTCACAGCCTGCTTGACAGCACGGTCCTTCCACTTAGATAGGTTCTCGTCGGAACCCATCTCGCGTAGTCCGTCCAACTCGCTCTGCGCTGCCTTTAGGTCACTACGCATAGCGTTCAGGTCATCGAATGCCTTGTAGTGCGCCGCAATGAACTTCTCAAAGTCCTCAATCTCGTCTGCGCTTGTAATTCTCTCAGCCATTAGTTCACGTTCCTCTCATCGTTGTTTGTTTCAACACGTACCGCGCGGTCTGTGCTGGTGTTGGAGCGTTCGTATCCGGCAACCATGCCTAGTTCACGCTCCTGCTTTGCCTCTTCAATCACGCGGGCAATGACCTCTTCGTCGTATCCCTGCTCACGCATTACCTGCTGCAAGGAAAGACCCTCGTTGCGCTTCTTTAGAGCGGCGTCTAGGCGCTCCAATTCATCAAGTGACTCAACCTCTACCCACTTGACCTGAACGTCCTCAATAAGACCGTTGACCTTCAAGACGAACCTGAATAGGTCGCGCCATGCCTGACCAAAGGAGACCTTGCGGTCGGCTACCTTCTTGATGAGCGGTGCCTCAGCGACACGTAGAGCCTCACCAGACGGGACGTTGCCTGTCTTTTCGAAGTAGTGCAGCGGAGTGTTCGTCAAGGAAGCCATGGAGCGCACGGTGTCCTTGATGGGAGTCCAGAAGACGGCAGGGTCGGCAGGCTTGAACTCGCCAACGCTGTCTACGCCCTTCATGTACCAGACCTCGCCCGGTCCATTGCGTAGAGCGCCGATGTTCTCGCGGTCGGTGTCGCCCTCGTTGAAGTCCTCAATCTCAGAAGAGGACTCAACCTTGGATAGCGCGTAACGCTGCGGCGCACCCTGATAGTCAGCCGTAATCATGGACTGGATGAACTGCTTGTTGATGTAGTTCTGTGCGTCGTATGCGTCGGCGTGCTCCGGGCGTCCTAGCGGGCGCATGGTGCGGAAGTGGAATACCGGCACCTCACCAAAGGGGTTCTCTACGGACTCCGTTAGCGTCCACTGGACAGCCTCAGTTACGTCCTTACCCTTGGTGAAGTACTTGTCTACCTTGTCGGGACCGTAGATGTTCATACGGGTTCCCTCTGAGGTCTCCCACAACTTAACCGCGTACATCTTGCGGCGCGGGTGCTCCGGGTCATAGACAACACTCGT